AGAGATTCCTACACACATTTCTCCGTTTAACGCAGTCATAGAAAGCACATCTGCATTGCCTATTGCACGAGCGCTACCCTTGTTGAACACCATCCACATCGGCAAATCAGGGTCATCACCATCATAGATCGTAACAGTATCAATCTCAGCCACAATCACAGCAACCGATGGAAACTCCTTTCGTGATCCACGAGTAGCAGTGTTCAGTGTTTCGTTGTACCAGCTTGTGTTCTGAGTACGGTGTCTCCACGCTCCACCGTCGCTATCCTTGCTAGTGTCATAGACAAATACATCCACCGCAGTGTCAGTCGTAGAAGCTGAAATAGCTGCTAATGCGGCCTCAAAGTCTGTGCTGTCAGCAACAGCAGCAGAACCAAGACCAAGATTAGTTCTTGAGTCAGTAGCGCTAGAAACATCAGATAGGTTGTTCGTAGCAATCAAACCGCCTGAACTGTCGATTGTCGTATAAGCAGTTTGCCAAGTACTGCCGTCATAAGCCTTCATGGTATCGGCTGTGGTGTTCCAATACAAAGCACCAGTCAGCAAAGCATTGCCGTCGTTATCGAGTGTTGGATCGTTTGTTTTGGCACCGAGATAACGATCATCGAAACTATCGTAAGCAGCTTCAGCACCTACCCGCGCTGCTTGAGCATCCGCAACATCTCCTGTGATGGACGCTGCGCTTGCAGCCGCGGATGTAGCAGAAGAGGCCGCAGCAGCCGCACTTGCTGAAGCGCTAGTTGCAGACGCAATCGCACCAGTAACGCTCGACATATTCGAAGACACGTTACTGACAGCAGATATATTGTCTGAAACGGTAACGACATCAGTGATATTGTCGGCCAATGTGCTTAGATCAGCAGCATCTATAGCAGCCGCAGCGGTCACATCAGCGCTAATACCAGCCACTGTATTTACGTTAGTAATGTTCGAAGCAACGGTTCCAATATCTGACGCATCAGCTGCAACAGCAGTTATGTTCGCATCATTGGTGGCCACCGTCGTAACGTCTGAGCTAATCCCACCAACCGCGTTTACGTTAGCAATGTTCGAAGCAACGGTGCCGATTGTGTTTGCACCAGTTAAGTTAGATGAAACCGTGTTAATGTTGCTTGTATTGCTAGAGACCGCAGTAACGTCAGAGGAAATGCCAGCTACTGTTGTTACGTTCGCATTGTTTCCAGAGACAGTTGTGATCGCGTTGGTTGCGAGTGTACCGTCCTCGATGTCCGCCAGGAGCGCAATATCTGTTGTGATATCTGCCAAAGAAGAAACATCTGTTAGCTCAGGCCCAGCTTCCGGATTACCTGTGGTTGCGTTAAATCCAAGAACGCGACCCAGACGCGCAGATTTTAGAGGTATTTCAAGATCACCATCAGCATCACCGGCGCTTGCTTTCAGTGATCGATCAATCTTTTCATCGAGCTGCTGTGCCATAACGGTCAGGCTGTCGAGATCTGTATTCAAGCTCGAAGCAAGAAGATCTCCAGCAGTCACAAAATCAGTCACGCGAGACAACTCACGTCCACCAATAATGGTCAAGATGTCAGTCAGGATCAGCGCAGTGCCATTGCCAGAGCCCGTAAGCGTAACAGATCCAGTGCCGTTGGCATTGATCGAAACTGTATAATCAGTGGTTAAAGTCAGAAGTGTCGTGTTTTTATAAACAGCGATATCGGTGTCACCTAAAATATTGAAGGTGAACGCGAATGGTCCTGTTCCAGTATTGCCAGTAAACTGAACTCGACGTGTTACTGGGTTGATTGCGATATCGGCCATTTACTTCTCCCGCACATCTGTGCTTGATCTATACCACATTTAAGGTCTTGACTCCAGAATATTTCCGTAATTCGGCGCCCTGCCCGGTTCTGTCGATCCTGGTTTCCACCAGTATTTCTGTCCGTACTCTCTACGATATCGGCTCTCGAGGCGTCGCATATTCGATCGCGCCTTTGGATCCGCCATCAGTTGCAGCTGATCGATGACCATACGCTCGAGGCCGAGGCGCGTATACCAGAGGCTCGAGCCTGGTGTGTAACGTGCAGCAAACCGGATAAGTTCCCGAGCCGCGTTAGTGTCTTCGCCTTGAGCTGCTTCCACCAGGTTGCCAACTGTCAGTTTGCGTAGATCATCAGCAAAACCAACAACAGGACCAGCGACTGTTTCAGCCAGTCCTCGATCGAAACGGTTTACGTCTGAGAACATGAAGTCGCCATAGATACCTAGACCACCACCCTGAAGGAAGGCTGCCAGCCAAAAAGAATTATCTGTCATTGGACGCGGATCTCGGCCTTTGCTCATTTCTTTGAGCTGCAACGCCAAAGCGCCCATGATAGTGGTTGATATGATAAGGTCAGCGAAATAACGTCCCTTACCTTTTGCTCCTGGTTGAGACATACCGCGCATCAAATGCGTGTTTACTAAGGTAATCCCGAAATTCTTATACATTGCAAAAGATCTAGTTAGCTCACCAGATATTGTTCCTGGACGGGTTTCACCTGTTAGGGCAACACGACCACGCAAGCTCGAAGATGGCACAGCAAAGTTTGTTTCTGTCTCGACCATCTCCATCAATCTGGTTCCCAGATCTCTAGCTAGACCAGGAGCAATATCAGTACGAGCCTCGATGTCTTCCGCTCGAAGGAAACTTGCACCCTCATGCTCATACAATGGAGAGCTGCGCATTACATTCCAACGATCTTCATCGATCCCATAACGCTCGAAGGTCTTACGCATAGGCGCATCAAGCTCATCGAAGCGCTTTCCTACGTTATCAGCCAGTGTTCCCAGGAACTCCATGCCGAACGCCCAGCGTCCTGCTTGCGTCATTGGAGACAATAAAGAGGCACGCATTACAAAATCTGAAACACGGCGCGTTATCTCAGGACCAGATATATCTCCAACATAGCGCATCTGAGCTGATGCCAGGCTTGACCAACCTTCAGCAATCAATCCAAGGCGAATGGCTAACTTGCCTTTTTCTTCAGCTCCTAATGGCGACAACAACTTTAGATATTGATTAATCGTACTTGCCTGGGGTAAGCCGACAAAACTTCTAGCCATACGTTGAAAGTTTACGTCAGTGATTGCAGAGATCGCGGCAGCACCTAGCTGTGCAGATTGCAACACCTGGCGCAGGCCAGCAAATGTATTGCCAAATTTACTATCGATTGGCGCATTATTAGCGCCAGTAACAGCCATATAAAGATTGTCGAGACGAGCGGAAGCGCGAGTTGCAGCCCTTTCAGCTGCTTCATCAGCGGCCATACCAGCTTGTTTTTTTATGGTTTGTTTTATGAAATTAACTGTTGCTCTGGGATTTGGCCCCAATATTTCCATCAATGCAATGTCTTTAGACATCTGCTTGATATGCCCGAACATCGTATCAAAAGAATTAGCATTGCCAAATTTCTCTTGATACTGCATCCAAGCATCTGCGTTTTTGAACACCAGGAAGCGATGATCGAGGCGACGATTAGCAATCGCCTTACCTTGACCAACCGCACCAGGAATCAATTTATTCATGCCATCAGTGCGGATCGACTCATATACATCTCGTAGAGCGAGTTCCATGCGTTCTGGTGTAAATTGCAAACCAGTACGCTCATCGATCATTTTTAAACTATCAAGACGAGGCTGGATGAAATCCCGCCATTCTTCAAATGTTACTCTGCGAACAGCAAGAGTATCATGTATCTGAGGCAGCCCCCAATCTTTGCGCTTTGGAATACGGCCACCGGCTGCATTAAATCGCTGGCGCAAATAATCAGCTGCTTGCGTCCAAGCTTCAGCCATTTCTCTGGCGCTTGCGCTACCAGTGCTGCCAGGCTCGAATATTTCACGCACCATTTCTTTCAGCTGCGCTTTGTTCCTGGTTTCACCAAGCAAATTACGGCGGAACGTAGCTAATACATCATAAAGTTTTCTTGTGGCTGCGCGTTCAACAGCTGCTTCTCTCTGAACAACGCTCGAGTATTTAGATAAACCATCGCTATCGAACAGCGCTTGAGCTGCTTTTGCATAGTCTATCTCACCCCTTAGATTACGATATTGATCGAGATTGTATTTAATTTCCTGCCAATTTTGGATTTGCAATAACTTACGGCGCTTGCGCTCAAACACTTCACGCTCGAGAGCATCGAAGGCATCACGCGCCGCTTTGGCACTAGCAGCAGCTCGGCCCATTTTGCCTGTGTATTCTTGCTCAAGATCATCGAACAGATCCCGCGCCTCTCGAGCTTGCTCTGGGGTTATAGTGCCTTCAGCCTCGGCGTTTATAATACATTCCCGCAAACTCATTGGACGCACCCCCGCAAGCGATCAAGCATCTTTACATCTTGCTCGATATCATTTTGTATCTGCCTTAATGAGACTGTTTGTGCTACGATCTCACCAGTTTCTGGATCAACGCGGAGATCGACAGGTATCTCCTCATCTAAATCCAGCTTGATATTCTGGTTAGCGATATCTATATTGTCCGAGGAGGATTCAATGAGGTTCTTTTTAGTAGACGGATCCATACCAGCCATCGAGACATCGAGCGGCGATATGGTGTCTTTATCAACCACAGGTAGCTGGTCGCCTATTAAGGCTTCAGAAGTGCTAGGTGACGAAGGATCGCCGGAGGTCACACGCGACCTGGTAGCTTCGTTGACGGCTCGGCTTGGTGCATCCATGCCCGATGGCGTTTGACGCGCTAGAATTGCTTTCCAGCTATCGGATAATTTATTAGCTACATTGCTATAAAGCTGCTGCATATCCGCAACAGCCTTTGCTCTAGCTTCCTCTGGCTGTGATAGATCTCTGGCTATACGATAAAGCGCATGGCCTCCGCCCACGCCCTTTGCATCCAACATCCCAAGTGGCCAGATCTGGATCTCGCCTATCTGTCCATCGTCAAAGATGACCGACAGTTTGCGATCGAAGTATCCTTCGGGCGTGAAATTATATCCTTCATCGATGACCTTATAGCGTTTGCCGATGGCAGCGACAAAGGCATCCGCGATCTCATTTGTTTCAACCTCGATCCCGCCACGGGCGACATCGGTGACGCGGTTAATATCTCCAGCGTACTTATCGCGGATTTTCTCATCCACACGTTTACGCTCTTTCAAGGAAGCGACCTTCTGCTTTGCCCCTACAGCATCCGCAATACGACCAATTTCGGCAGTCAAATCACTGTGGTTTCGAGCGGCACGCTCCATTAGCTCATCAACAGATTGAATATTCTGGTTTGCTCTAGCTTGCAGCCCAATGGCTTTTGCTTCAGCAAAATCAATATCTTGAAGACGAATTACCTGGTCATCTGGAATCCTTACTTCTATTTGAGCAGGAGACTCTATACGAACAGACATAGGTTCGCCTTGAAAGCGAACAATCAATTCTTTTTCTGCATCATATCCTGCAAAAAGAACGTCTTTTTTATCAACATCAAAAAAGCTTTTCGGACGACCTTCTGGCCCTGGTCTTAGATCTGCATAACCTTCTGTTCGTGAAACAGGGATTTTTTCTCCTGGAAATAATCTATCTAAATTAGCCCGTAAAACATCTGCATAATCAGAGTACTCATCAGAGCGCATAGCTACATCTAATGCTTTTCTGTCTACATCATAAATGTATTTATTTATGTTTTCGCTAATTGTTGGAAACTCTAAAAGAGCCCCTTCATCGCCCATAGAATCAAAAAAACCTTTTAGATTAGCATCAGGGATATCGGCCTCTCGCACAGGCTGCGGCGCTGGATCCGCAGCGCCAAAGATATCTTGCTCAAGCTGATCGCCCTGTTGTCTTACGCCTGCTCCGCCTGGCTCATCGAAGTCCTCGACTGCGCGTTCTGCAAGCGGAGGCGTTCTGCCTTCCGTTGGAGCATCGATAAGCTGTCCAACATCGCCAGTTGATATCCTGTCGATATCGCCTGATTCAGCTGCGAGTCTGACAGAATCGACGAAATTTCTAGTAGGTTCTGCGTAGCTCCCGCTTTCTCGAGCTGCTCTTGCTGCTGCATTGAGGGCATCAGAGACTGGGCCTTTGCGGTTTGCGAGGGCTTGGAGGATCGCAATCGTTTGCGCGTCATTAGCAGCTCTCCTTTCATTTGCGTTCTTAGCCAGCTGATTGCCTTCGGCCTCGAGGCGTTCAGCATTGTTGACCAGGTTTTGAAATGCGTTTTTATCTTGGCGTAATTGTTTTTGTGCGCGGTCCAGGATCCTGGCGCGTTCTGCAAAGTAACTTTCTGTTATGACTTCTTCGCCAAATAAACTATCTTGAGTTACTCGCTCACCGCCTGCTTCTCGAACCTGGCGCACGATTGCTTCGGCCTGGAACTCATTGGCTGGATCGGTCTTTGCTAAAACAGATATGGCGTTGTTCTGTAGCCCTTCATCTTCTGGAATAAGTCTTCCAACCAGAGCGGCATAATTCGCCGGCACAACATTATTTACAACGGCGCCAAAAGCCTCGTCAGAGAGCATGGTTAATCCCTGGGCCTGACGTACCAGGGCGGATCGAGGTGGCAGCTCACCAACGCGCTCAGGCGCCACACGCAGAACTTTAGCTGCATCGATGGCCGTTCCTGTTCCTTCTGCAATGTTTTTTACTGCCGCAATGACCCTGGCCATCTCTGGTGTCACGCCATCGACTTCACGAAGCAGATGTCCATACAGCCGAACATCCTGGTCTGGATCCTGGGATTTAATGCGTTTAGCCAATCCTAGACGTTGATGGCCGTCTGCAATGAACCGACTGCCATCAGCGTATTCAAACACTGTAATCTGTCCGGCCTTGATTGGATCCCATTGGGTAACACCTTGGAGCCGCTCACTTACGCCAAATTCATCGCCACCGGCTTTAAACTGAAACGTCTGCGCATCGACCTGGATTTCAGTTGGATCAAACCTATAGATAAGGCCATCAATATTATCCGCATCGTAAACGCTTTCCTTAGCCCGTACAGGTGCAGGAGGCGTATCTGGCATTGCTGGTGGCTCTGCGTTCTCAGCTGCCACTGTGGCAAGATCTAAACGCTCCTGGTGCGCTAATTCATCTGTTAAAGGATTGTTTGCCGCATCACCTTCGAGGATTTCAGCTTGACGCTCCGCTGTGCGTGTAACCGACGTTGGTTTAAAAGCACCACTCTCAACTAACGCTTTATAACCTTTTTTAAACTGATCCGCAGTTAATGAAATCGTCCTGCCGCCAGCACGAAATGCAACAGGCATTGCGCCACCAAACGCACCGCCCATAGCCACCGCTGTCCAAAATTGTTCTGGTGTGTATTTGAAACCTAATTTTTTGTACCATTCTTTAACACCGGTCTGAGACATAGCCTCAACACCAGCTCCGAGCATCGCCTCACGGAAGATTGCGCCATATAAAGTCCGCGCCCCACCGGCAATAAAAACTGTTTCAACATTGATCGGATCTGTGGCAACGCCCCCCATACCACCTATAAATCTAGCAATAGTATTAAGAGCTCCAGGAGACCGCCCCTCTAATTCTTGCAAGGTTTCTCTATCTTGCTTTGCTTGCTCCATTCCACGGCGCAAAATTTCTTCGTGCGTTACCCATTGCAGATCTGGAAAGATGTCTTTGTTTTCTTTTATGTAATCGACAATTTTTTGTGCATTTATCATGTATTGATGCTGAGAAGCACCTGGCGTTGCAGTCGCGTTCAACATACTAGAACTGATTACATTGGCTGGATTACTAAAACCATCATGCATAAACGTGCGTATTTTAACGCCAAGAAATTCACTATGGGAATCCATACCTGTACGTTCATTGATAGTATCAACAACAGTAGCCCATTGATCTCTTAGAACAGTCGCTTCGCTATAAGCCTGATCGTTCGATCTTGCTACATTGAACGCAGCAGACAGATTTTCCATAACGCCACCGATGGGCTTATCAACGCCATCAGACGGAACTAAATCTAGCGGATCCTGTTTCTGGAATAGAAAAGTCACATCTCTCCTCCAGGATCACTTTGACGCAAATTAAAATATTTTAAGGCATCCAAAATGATCGGATTGCCATGTTTGTCCGTAAAATATTTGCGCCCTGTGCTATATGCGTTGCTAGTTTCGAACATCAAATAGTAACGTCCTTCATCTAATAGGACGGGGAAAATATCATTATCGTCATTTATCTGTTTGACGATTTTTGGATCGATATCAATCAATCCTGTGTTTTCTTGCAATTCATCAATCGTTATTTTATCGAGCATCTTGTTAAGATCGTTTTTATTAAGAGCTGACGGCAACAATATTTTTTGATCGCGTATCTCATCAAAACCACCGTTCCCTGTGTATGGGTTACGGCCAAACGCCTCATTTATAGCTTCATTGTATAAGCGACCATCAAACTCCTCGACGCCTTTATCAAAAGCCTTTTTTGTATAAATAGCCTCGACAACCTTACGCCCCGTGGCCAACGCCTGAGATTGAAACAACAAAGCCTGGCCAACTTCGCTCATATAAAAACTTTTTGCTTCATCAGAGTTTATTCCTGGCGGCTTATTCCCTTGTTTGAGGAGATCAAAACCAGCAAGAGCAAAATTGGCCGCATCTTGCGCACCTAAAGAAAGCAAACCGCCAACATGGGCCATTTGATCTGATTGCTTTGAAACTTGTTCCAATATGTCTGGAGCAAGACTTCCAGCATATCTGTTAATTTCTTGCAAAAGATTCAGACGAGCTCCGCGATCGCCTTCTTCGAGGATATTGCTAAGAACAGAAATTTCTTGATTCGTTAATAATTTGAGAGGACCGCCATATATTCTTTGAACACGTCTTGCTGCTTGGATGCGATCCAACCACGATGCAGATGCCTGTTCTTCTGTAACTCGACCAGGCTCATTCATAGCCGGCAATAAAACCGGTTTGAAATCAATTTGGCCAGCTCGAACAGCATAAGAGACAGGATCTTCTTCGAGTCCTCTCACCATATTATTATAAAGAGCTTGAGCGCTGTTAAGGATTGCGACCTCAACCTTGGTATCTAATCCCTTTGCTCCAGCACCAGGAATACCATCAGACATCTCTTTTATTGCAAGATCGAGCTCGACTGGCCCCATCTTACGAAACCCAACCATTTGCGTTCGTATTTGATAGAACTCATTTAACTTATCTTCTGCCGGCCCTCGATATTCTTCTGGCAGTTGCAAAATACGTTGAGCCATTTGAATTATTTGAGCTTCCCCAGGATCTCCGCCTTTTTCAAGGATCTGTTGAAGATCACCAATATCTCTTACCAAATCGCGGCCTTCGCCTTTTAAAAACGATCGAGCATTGTTTGTTTCTGCATTAAGAGATCGAACTAGGCTCCGTGTTTTTTCAACACCCAATTCTTTTGGAGGATTCTTCGTAAGATCCGCAAGGAACGCTTCTTGATCTTTAAGATTACCAAGGCGCTGAAAATCTGCGATTGTTCCATCAATAACTGATTGTTCTGTGGTGTGAATAACTATCTTGCTAATTGCAGCTTCATCGCTGCCATTGTCTCGCATGTAAGTAGCAAGGTTTTCTAAACCGATAGAAACCGCGACTGATCGCATGTTTGGATCAGCTATGCTTGAAGCATTTCTAAATATTTCTTTTTGACGCTGATCGATGCCAATTATCGCACGACCTCTAGCATCGTCTTCGAGCTTTTTGCTCCAATAATTAGAATATCTAAAACCAGCAGTAGCTGCGTGCGACCCTAGTTTGGTCTGTAGAACGCCGGCAACCTCTGGATCCAGGTCCGACAAAGCAGCGGGAAAGCCGTCAACAACATCGGTTAGACGTGTTTGTATTTCTGCTAACGGTGTTTCACTATTTTGGCCTTCAGTAACAATACGATCGATCTCGAGCATTGCATCAGTTTCAATTTCTGAAGATGCAATTCGATTAGCAATCTCATATGCTTTGCGCTCACCGGCTGTTGTTGGCCCTCCAGCTGCACGCAATTTGCCTAGAACTGGCTGCGCACCCATTTCTCGAACTATTTCACCAGCCTGTTGCTCGTCTTTTTTGATCTGTTCCCGATACAAGAAATCAGACATTTGATCGACGGTCTGGCTAATCGTTTGACCAAATCGAACATTTTCACGAAAATTTGCAAAATCAACATTTGCAGGCTGTGCAGATCTAACGCCAAGACGTTGATATGTAGGAAGTCTAGCCATTTTTACCTCACGTCCAAGCTGCCATGCCGCCGCCATAGTTACCCATGCCGCCACTTAAACTAAGAGCTGGGAAACCAGTTTGCTGACTTCGTTGATATCCACCATAAATAGTTCCAGCAGCATTTATATAAGCTGTTGCCATAGCGGTACGGCCAGCATCTTTATAGATTTTGGACTGATAATCAGCCATTCCCAAAGCCATCTGAGAGTTATCAAGCGAGGTGTTATATTCGCGGATGCCTTCTTTCATAGATCTATTCTGTAATGCCTGAGCAGATCCGGATGATGGATCGATATTGCCAGCCGCAGCTCCAGTTATGATTGCCGCATTTGTTTCATTTATCCGACGAAGAACATCAGCCGCTTGCTGTTTGTAAGCGATTGCTTGACTGCGACCTTGAATACGCGCCTGGGCTGCTTGAGCGTTATATGCTTTTTGCTGTTGCCGGCCAGAATAAAGCTGACCAGCAGCAGACACGGCGGTCATTGCAACTAATGATATTGCTGCTGACATATCAATTCCCCACTGACATACGATATTCGATACCAAGTAACGTCATTTTTAATGGCGCGGTTTGGCTAATCGTAATTTGACCGGTGTTAGTAAAACCTAAGAGTCCGCTGACTGTCTTGGTTCCTGTAAATTCTTCAACAGCAGTATCAAGAACACCTTCACCAAATTGTCGGAACGCAATTTCTTTTCCATTGATCGTCATGTTTTGCGTTTCGTACACGACGGCATCCACCTGGAGGATCCGCTTTTTTGTGCCTAACAATGTACCCTGAGCCAATCTTGGCTCGGCAGGCATGGTTTTGAGGGTTACGTCGTAATTCAGCCCGATTTGATAAGACGTTGTTGCTGGTGTATCAAAAGAAACATTACTAAAAAAATGCGTAACTTCTTGATCCGCCTCGATTATACCATCTCGAATAATTTTAACTGTTTCATCGTGTAAATGAACCACATAAACACTTGACGCCGCCCCACCACTTAAAGCGCTATCAAGTTGTAAATCTGAATCAAATTTCTCTAAATAATACCGAGTTTGACCCTCTACTACACGTTTTACAATTACATAGATCGAATCAATCTCGCATCCGATCGCTATAAATTCTCCATCAGTTGTAAATGCACTGGGCGCAATAACATTTTGTGTGGCAAGTATAGAGTAAACCGTCATCGTTCCATCGCTATTTACGATGAACATTCTATCGGTTTCATCTGTCGACGTTGCGCGTCGAACCGCTAAATCAACAGGGTCTTTAATTAAATGCGAACTAAGAACAGACAGCATCTGCGTGTTATATGATGCTGTAGCGTCTGAAAACTGAAAGCTAACAAGCGATTTACCTTGCCGCTGCACAAAAATCGTGGCGCCATTCAAGTCATCGATGGGAACGCCAGGTTTGCTGCCCAATCTAGTTTGTGGCTTCACCAAAAAACTAGAAGGTGTAATCGGATCATTCGGACCCTGAGAAACAACAAACTCGCCACCAGAAGTAAAAATCTGAAGCTCGGGGCCGCTAAACATATGAGTAATAACATTCAGCTGATTGGTATTGATTGTTGCTTCCACTGAATCATCATCCAATGCAGATCCAGGATTGAAGTTAAAGAAATCAATAACCCTCGAACCCCAAACCGTATTCGGCCTGGATTTAGCCCCACCAAAATATAAACGCCCTTCATGGAAGGTTGCTGATCGAGGCCAGCCTCTGGTGTCTGACCAGGTGTCCTCGTACCCATGCTCACTTTCCCACTCACCAGCAAGAATGTCAGATGTATCAAAAAAGTCTATTTCGACATACGCCTTCATCTCTGTATGGCTAACGTATTCTGTATATCGAGCACGACCAAAACCATTTAATACATTTAGGTATTCGCCCACAGCTGCCGGCTCGAACGGATTTATTGTATATTGAGATGTGTTATCTGGGGCCGTATCCCAATCAGGATAGACCGTAAGAACCTTCGATGACGCAACATAGTCTTCGACATGCCGCGTTTGTCCCGCTCCGGTTCCAGCTGTTATATGTATGAACATACCATTGGGTTCATCATCCGCGGTAAAGCTCGAAGCAGCTTTAAGAGTTATTGAAGCAGAGCTTCCAGCTTGAGCCGTTCCAGTGTCTGTTGTTGCGGCAGAAGCTGTAATCGTTATGTTTCCAGTAACAGCAGATGGCGTAATCGTGAACTGCGGTTCATGTGTATCTATAGCATAGGCATACTGCGGAATAAAACTTATAGGCAGAGCGCCAATCGTCCAGCTTGTATCGCTATTCCTTATAATTCTTTGCGGCTCAAGATCCTCATGCACCAGGATAAGAGTATCAACAGCTTGCGTATAATTAAGCTCATCGAGCATCGCTGCCGTTATTGTAGTTGTGGCATAGACATTACCGCTACCATTTATGTTTGTTTGCAGCACACCGTCTTTAAAAATGTACATACGCAAATCAACAAAAACCAACGTATAGCTATCGGTCGTATTGAACTCGAATGGAATTATTTTAAAGTCTGTAAAAGACGTACCAAAATTATGGATAAATCTTAGACCATCTCTGCGCCTTACACCGCCTTGAGGCTGGACATATACATTCGTCGCAGTCTCTAGTGCGTTCTGATATTGCTCGAGATCAGTACGCGCCTTGAGAAGCGGATCCAGCTCTCCGACTGAAAAGTTGGTTTGAAACTGAACAATCCGCGTCATGTTATCCTCTTACGTCTATAAGCGAATAATCCTCGATAACGTGCGATGGCTGGCCACGACTGTCGATGTTCATGGCTTCACGAAACAAACCGCCTCGGCCATTTTCACCAGGAGTGCCAAAAGCCAATGAACGATAGTAATCAGCTTTGCTTATCTGATCTGTGATAATCATACCAAGCTCACCGGCCATAGCCGTCCTAAGCAGATGCACAAAATAATATGGCATCTTGGACTCACTCACCGTTGCCTGATAATCGATGTAGACATTTTCCTCATTGGTATAGACCTGATCGCCGTAGAGCTCCCAGCCATATCGGAGAGGCATACCAAATGTATCAGCGGTATTAAAAAGCGCTCGAACACCAGAAATAATATCACCTGGTAACTGATAGGCATAATTCCATTCAGTAACCGGAGATGTTGCTAGACGCGCTAATTGTACTTTTTTATAGCTCCAAGACCACGGATACCTAGAAAGCAAAGAATCCCGAAGATCGGGATAAAGGCGGTCGCAAGCCTGCGCAGCATCAGACCCTTCTGTGAAGGATGATATCGGTTGAGCTCCCAGGATAATAAGTGCATCAGAGCATATAGATAGGCTAGTATCACCTGCTGCCATGCGGACCCCCTAGTCTAGGAGGGGACCAGATTTCCCTGATCCCCGTCCGTCTTAGATAACTGCCGTTGTAATAACGCCAGCAGTATTGGTGGCAACCAAGGTTTGACCGCCGTCGGAGCCATAGGTGTAAATCCAATCACCAGTGTTGATTAGACCTTCCACGCTATTGAAATAGCCCGAGCCAGCGATCGTTGCTTTGGAATCTCCAGCTGATTTATAGCTGTAGATACTTGGAGCCTGTCCAGCTTTGGAAGCCGCTACAGTTGCCCAATTTGCTTGTGCAAACGCCATTAGTCAGTCTCCTATTCTGTACAGCTTATCTTAACGATGCCCTCATCATCGATGGCCACTGCGCCAGCGGAGAACATGGAGCTAACGAGGAAAGATGTCTTTTCTGGGACATAATTCACTTCGCTTTTTTGCGCCATTGACTCAGCATAGCCCAGGGCATCTTTGTGCCAGGCAAAGCAAGTACGGGTTGTTGGTTTTGGAATACCGCCTTCATCACGATCACCCATAGTCAACACCGTGAAACCCATGAACTGATTGATTTCACCTTGAACAAGGGCTTTTACAGATGCGAAATCGGAGGAAGTGACTTCGGTTTCACCAAGCAGAGCATCGAGCTGAGATGCGTGCATGAGAAGATAACGACCCTCGGAAGGGACGTTGTTCTCATTCATAGCCTTAGCAGTTGCACGAAGCTTCTCGATGTTCATGTTAGATGCCGCACCACCGATCGAGGTTGCAACGGTCGATGGGGAAGCAGCTGCATCGAGAGCATCGATGACGATCTGATCCATGCGACGTGCAATCGACTTGGATACGACTTCAACCAATTCACGACGCTCATCGAAGTTGATGTGTGACTGATGGAAGATATCGCTGTACTCAGCAGCAATATAATCGCTCATCGTCGCAGTGACTTGGCTGTAGGTTACATTGAGAGGAGTAACGTCTGTTTGCGGAACGCGAACAGTTGCTACGCCTTTACCGATTTTTGGAAACTTTACAGTATTTCCTTGAACGCCTGTGCGTGTACGGCAAGTACCGCGCAACAGAGATTCAGCTTGATAAGCCTGCTTTACCTCTGACTCAAACAGGGTAACGAAGGCCGTTGTGACATTCTGCGCCATAGCAGAATCCTCCTAAAAAGAGTTTTCGACCAAGCGCGATCCGTTATCCTGAGAGGGCGGTCGCTTGCGCGGTTGTGGCCGCGCCACCAGCGGGTTCACCGCAGTAGACGGGCCGCACAAGCGGTTATCCGACATTAAGAATATAAATCAAAGCAATCGCTTTTGCAATAATTTATGATTGCGATGCCATCCATTGCTTTTCAATACGTGTTCTAAACGCTGTATCTGTAGTCCATCGAGGATCCGCTATCGCAGCTTCGAGGTCAGCTCGAGTCATTTCTGCTTGCTGCGGAGTAATCTGCGTTGGAATACCTTCGTTCGTTAACGCCTGATGATACTTCAAGAACGCATTGATTGCGTCTGCGGTATCCAAACTATTTGCGATGGCATCACGTTCGTTATTGTTAAGCGGCGCCTTCATCAACAAACGCTCCGCCATTTGGATCTTTTCTTGCGCACGCTCACCAAGCTTCGACATTTCCGCCTGGCGATCATATTCGAGCTCTTGATTGTGATCCGCTCCTAATCGAACCACCTTCGAGGCAAGATCTTCGAAAGCTGCCTGGCTAATGCCGTTCTCTTTAGCCCACTCCATATATAAACGTGAAACAGGATCCTCAGAGTCAAAACCCTGATCAATAAGATCTTCAACCTTATAATCACCCTCTGGAGCCTTATGTTTTCCCTGGCTGAATTGCTTGCGCAATTCGTTATAGCTTTTCGCCAGCTTCTCAACATCTGGGCCATCATCATCCCAAAATTGTTGAGGAAAATAATCAGGCCGCTCCAAAGGCTCTTTATTTTCATCTTCATTGCTTTGAGCAGCATATTCTGGCTCCTCTGCGTGTAATGGTATTGGAGCCTCTTGAGACTCTACAGAAACGTCTTCTTGGGCCTGGGTATTGAGCAACGGGGCATCGTTATTGATGTTCTCCTGTTGAACGGTTTCCTGGTTATCCATTGTCACTTCTCTCTATTCGTTTTTCGATCATGCGGACAATCTCAGCCATACCTGTCCGGACATAGCCATAACTGGCGTCTTCTCCAGGGTTCCAAGTAGGACGTTCAATAGTAATTGAGCGAAGATGCTCAAACACCTTGCGCCCTTCTTCGGATTTAAAAACACGCCCATACAAGATGTCGAGATCGTCCGCTTTGACGAACCCATCAGAAGACGCTTCCGTTAATCCTTCCCAGCCATCATCGACCATTATCTCATCGCTTCCATAACAGCACCGCCATCATCGACCTGCTGCGGCTCCTCCGCAGCCATCATTTGCTGTTGCATTTGCATCATAAATTCTTGCTGCTCTTCTGGGTTATTCAATATGTTTTGATCGATGCCCAGCCGCTGCGCGATAAACGCAAGAACACGCGGCACTGAGACTGTTGCTTGACCCTGCGGACCCATTTGGTTTGCGATCTGCATATATTGAACAACGTCATTGATCTCCTGTAGCTTCTGCGCTTGAGCAAGAGGAGACACTGGCGTCACCTTTACTTCCGCGCCATTCACTTTCAATGGTAGATCAATCAGGCCTTGCTGGTCCATAACGAACAATGTTCGAGAAATTATCGGAACCATCGTTTCAGTAATGAGACGACCAAAGGCACTGCCTAAATTAGTAGCAAGCTCCCTGGTGCGCTCCGATATCTCTGTCGCACTCCTCGCAGACATATTGTCTGGAGGAAGTGTATCGTCCATCAGGATCTTTTTAATATTCATTCGCAGGTCGTTTATCACGATCTGACTGGTATTGAAGTCACCAGCCCGAGGCAATGGAGCTAGAGATGCACCATTTGGGCCGCCATTCCTGGCCACCGCAACAACAGCACCTGGTTGGATCTTAATGTTCTGCGGATTTAGAACGCCATCATCCGCAGCTGTATAAACACCCGCGATCGAGAGAGATGCGTTTTTCAGCACTAGCTCAAGTGTTTTATTCAGCGTTTTGATGTCTGCAATGGCAGTAACGAGAGGGCCACGACCATACACTTCGCCGGCCACTTTCATGTAACGAGCCACAACAAACGGGCTCGATCGCATGTCTCGATGTACAAGTTCTTGTTTTTTTGCTGGCCATATAACGTGATAGTGATATCTGCCGGTAATTTGATCGAAGATGACGCAATCCATTAGATCAAGCTCTTGATCCGGACGACGCTCGATGGCGTCAACAAGATCAGCTGTCATCTGCGCATCAGGAAATTCACGCTGAACAGCTTCTGCCTTTACTCGAAGCTTTCGATATACGTTATCGACATTACCGTTTGCACCTTCCTCGATGCACACCAGGTACTGAGGAATAGGCATAAAACGAACAGGCGTAACCTCATCGCCTGGCGTAATCATCATCACACCAGTGCCGACCGCTAGATCGAGCAGAAACTCACCCATAGCTAGATCAAAATTGGTTTGACGCAGTGTTTCAAACAGACGATCGGTATATTGATCGAATATTTCTTGCGCTCGAACCCTGTCTTGCTCTGGGATCTGCGATCCTGGCTCAAGCCTTGCCCATGTTTTATATGGCGGGAAAAGACCAGCTTGCAGGCGATTAGCAAAACGCTGAGTAGCGTGAATGGCTGTGCTGTCGAATACACGGGCCATCTTAGACTTGCCTGCTACACGGCCTTCGTAATACCCCGAATATAGATTGCGTTGTGGTAAAGCAAATTCGTAGCAGTCCTCGTAAATAGAACGCCACTCGTCTTTTCGAGCTTGAGCCTTAGCTTCACGCTCCATCAATTCTTTTACGTTCAATCTAGGCATCTTTTTTCGCCTTTAATCTTTTACTGATTGCCGCAGACTTGCTTCGAGCATCAGATTTTGAGGACGCACCCCAGGCACGCAAAGACAATAAAAGCCTAGTGGGCCTGCCTTTCTCGTCACGCTCAGGACCAGGATTGCCGGCCATACGCGCCAGAAAAGACGCTCTACGCGGGTTGTCACCGCTCTTTACCGGCCTTTTGAGGTTAGCACCTTCTGTGCGCTTGAAGTATGCGCGACCAGCTGCATTAAGACCGCCGCTTGGATTCTGGTGCTTCTTTGCGACCATCGCGCCCCTCAATCTTTCTCATGGTTCCAAAAATATAGGCTTGCTTACGCTTTCCCTTTAGCCCTAGTCGCTCTGCGCTTAGGAGCAGCTTTCGGTGCATCTTTTTTGGCATCGACTTTCTCCTCTACTTCTGGAGCTGGCGCTGCTATTTCTTTACGGAAAACGCGGGGATCTTGCTTGAGCTTTGTCATATCAGGATCCAGGTCCAAGGGTTCGACGCATACCAGTTTGCGGTCCTTCCTGACGCGCTGGAGACATCAGAAGCCGCAGACCACCTGTTCGGCGTGCTCGGCGCCTAGCTGCCATCCTGGAAGCCTCTTCACGGGTTTGAGCTTCAGCCCTGGCTTCTGCACGCTCTTGAGCCGCAGTAACTTGAGGTGACGGAGCTGGTGCTCTTGGAGAGCTTCCAGCCAATGCGTCAACCGCGCCGCCTATCACTCGAGAAATTGCTCTAACAGGTGCTCCCATTTCGAATCCTCACCATTAAGTAATAATCATCGCCTTCTGGACCATAGCGTTCCATTAGACCTTCAGTTTTAAAATACATTTTTTCAGCGTACTTGTAAGCTGTCTCGTTAGACGATCGAACGGTGATTTGCAGGCGCCTAACATCGTACTCATCTTGAATATGGTCTAATATATGCCTTCCGCCTTTTATGAGTGCTATCGCACTACGGTTCACATGGACCGTTGGAATCATCCAAACCTCTCCGACGCCTGGCCATAATGGTCGAACACCGAACATGCAGGCAACCTGGCCCAAACGAAGAAAAGTCCAGGACAGATCCTCGAAGGCCATTTCGATGGTATATTCATACCACTCTGGCAAAACTTTAGTGTAATTCAGCTCATCGCCTTTTAATTCAGCTTTGAGGAGATGCTCTGGTCGAAACGGCACTAATTGTTGATCTTTGCCATGCCAATGCTGTCCAAGATTCATCATTAGAAAATTTCAAACTCCGTGTTTGCCGTGTAGGTTCCACCTTTACCAGCATAGGATCCACGGCGCAGCCTACGCTGCTCACCACCGCCAAGCATCAAATAACCAAAAGCATCGCCGCAGTGAGAGTGTTCGTTCTTAACCGGACTATCTTTAAACCTTTCCTGACCAGCTCCGAGACTTTGGCGCTTGAAAAAATAGCCGCCAGACAGACTTTTACGCAGTCTCAGGCATTTTTTGTCAATCATCAACCCTGGCTTGCCGGAGATCAACCTGGACATAGGCGATGCTCCAGCCTCTCGGCGTACCTGGAACGCATTGCTATCAGTCGGCTGCGCCTTAAATCCTAGCGATCGAAGATGATCGAAGGCCGTAACCTCGTAGATCTCATCGCGTTTGTTACCCGCAGGATCACCCCATATCAAAATATCATGCTTAGAATATCGTTCCGCAATCCTTCCCAGCAATTCCTGGCCAAACCGCTCGAGGCCCATATCGAACGTCACTAGCTCATCGCAGATGCGCCAGGCTCCACCTGTTGTTCGCTGCCCAAAGATCGCCGCAGGCGTCAGTCCAAAGTCCACCCCGATTTGTATCGGATAATAGGGATCCACCTCGACATCGCCGCTCATCAGCTCGTCATCATACTCCGGCCAGACCGGACGGCCTTCCTGGACAAACGTGTACATTCCCTGGGCATAGCAACGGATCCAGTCGGCGTTCTTACCGCCTAACAGCTGCTGATAGTATCCAGGCGGTAGATTATGCCGGTTCTCTGCTTTCGGATTGACTTGCCACCATTTACCGCCAGAAAACATAAATCCCTGGCTCTCAGGATTATTTTCCGGCACTTCATCGGGACTGGCCTGCAACACTCCACCTGGCTGGCGATGGAACGTCCAGGGATATTCACCCTTGATTGGGTTTTTCTCAGCAAGATCATGCCACCAATGGTCATTATCTGGCGGGTTTGTATCCATCCAGATCCCGTACCAGGTCGGGCCACCGTCTTTTTTCGTTGGATATCTTCCAACTCGGTGCGTTAAACCATCGATCACGGCCTTCGGCAGCTCTCGAGCCTCATTGACCCAAGCCCCAGTAAGCTCAAGCGATAGCAATTTCCGAACATCTTGTGGCGACGTAAGCGCCATAAAGATAACTTCGCAGTCAATTCCGGCGGCATCACCTCGAGCAGGCAGCTTGATATGGTGCGTAATCGGCGGCTGCCAGCGTATTCCACCCCAGATATCCTCGGGAAACAGCTCTTGCCAGGTCTTGATGGTAGTGGTGCGCAGCTCGGGATAAGTATTCCGAACAATCACGAAACGCGAATAGCGTATGCCATCGCGCGGGCTGGGCTTCTGACGGACTGCTCGAAGCATTATCTCAGCTGCGCAACCATAGGACTTACCGGAACCAACCGGTCCCATCAAGCCTCGAACGAAACTTTCATCGTGTAAAAACTTCCAGACCGTTGGACTATTGGAGAAATCCAAATCCATCGATGGCAAATTACTCAAGATATCGTTCCTCGATATGGCACTCGCCTCTGTTTCATATCTGGTTGATCCAGCATCTCTTCAATTCTGGTGCGCAAATATATTAGCTCACCATGAAGATACCTTATGTCATCGCGTAATTGAATAATCTCGACGCGCAAATCTTCCTCGCTCATCTTATTTTCTCCCGTAACCGCGTTCTCGAGCCAGCTTCCGACGCCGGATTATGACCTTCGCCTCCTGGTAAACCTTGGTCGGACAGCTCAAGATCCGGCAAATATCATCTCGAAGAACACCTTCAGACATCAAACGCTCGACATCTTCCCAGACATCCTCCGCACTGACCGGCAGCTTCCCACCACGACCATAAACACAGACCGTTCCATCAACACTTCGATCGATCTGCGGATAGACCAACGTAAACTGGACCGAATCTTTGGCGCGTTTATGAACCACCACCTGGCGCCCAGCCGCCTCATTGCGCTCAACTAAATCATCAACCGCAGTCCACAGATTAGGAAACGCCGAAAGCTCCGATATCCGGCCATGCAATTCCAACTTATAAATCAATCCTTCTCTCCATCTTCTTTGTTTTCTATTTCTTCATACTCGGCCACGACCGGACCCTTCATATTAATCCCAACAATGCTGGGCTTCTCCTGGTTGGCCTCGGCGTCCAGCAAGCCAGATGCCTTCGCCAACACCCGCAACGTCGCAACCTTATCGTGCATCTCGATCGTGACACCGTTCTGACCAGCAGTGATCTTCTTGATCGCACGCAAAGCATGTTCCGGAATCTCGTCAATCGGTTTGACCGTACCATCCAAATTAACAATATCCGTAATGTTCGCCGTTCCCAGAGCCAGCAACTCCGTCGCAACCATCTCTTTGTTCTGATAGAGCGTTTCAGACCGACCGATCCGACGCTGCACAACACGTACACCGCCGAACCGACCAATCGGAGGACGCTTGTCTCCGCCCTTAGCCATCTAAATCACCACGGAACATCGTCATCAAGATTGCTCTTAATCGGAGATTGATCATACCCAGACGGCGTAAACCCGTCTCCAGAGCCCTGAGAGCGCTCACCAGTCTCCTCGAACAACGTGAGCCATATCTCACCATCACGATTAGCGACAGGCAAGCTCTCGAGCTTTATACGCACCGGCTTGTCGTCCTTCTGGAAAGCAATCCCGTGACGCAGCCAGATCGGCTTGTCTCGACCCTCCACGTCCTTGGCTTGACTGACAGTAAATCTTTTCATGGGTTTTCTCCTCTTTCATGAAAAACTGGAAAATATTTTTGTGGGCCCCCCATACACGAACGCGCGGGGGCGGGGGCGCATGGGTGGGTGTGCGCGCGTATGCGTGCGCGTGCGTACACCCGTGCATGTGCGCGCGTGCGCGAGGGGCGACACGTTCTACAGGCCATACGACCGTTTGGCTCGTTTACACCTGGCATCATGCCTTCAGCTTCCTGGCTAACTTGCCGACCATCTTGTTGACTGCTGGGTTCTTGCTCCTGGCCAGCTCTCGTTTGACTGGCTCGGTAAAGTATCCGATACCTCGAGCCATGTCCCTGGCGTTCTCCCTGCACCAGCTGACATGATTCTCCAGGATCCTGCCCCATGCTTCCGGATCCAGACCCTGACGGATCCAGGATTCCATCACCTGCTGG